CTGTAAAGGATTAATTGGAGCATCACCTACAGGTGCTGATCCAAAACCAGGAGTTCCGTATCCACCGCCACCAAAAATACTGTTTAACTGTTGATCTTGATATTGATAATAAGGAGTGTTTTGCATGTAAGAACTTAAATAATCAGGTATACCTTTTTCTACATTACCTAAAAGGTATTCATTATAAGGAGTTCCACCTGCAAATAAATTAGGATCATAAGAACCTTTATAAACATTTTGACCGCCTACTCTTACTACGTTAGGTATTCCTCCAGTTCCGCCACTACCTATTTCGTATTGTTGAGAGCTGTCAGCACCACCAATAGTTGATGTTGGTTGAATATTAGAAACGTATTGATACTCAGGCATAAATCCTGGCATATAATCATAAGGAACAGGAGTTAATCCTCTACCTCTAATTTTTCCTGCCATTTCTTCGTCTGTATAATAGTCTCCTGTAGTCATATTTATTCTAGTAGGATCATAACCAAGAGAAAAATTACTTATGTCAGGCATTATAGGATCAGTAGGAGTAATATCTTCAGAAGATTGCGTTGTTACTGTACCATCTGTCGTATTACCATCTGTCGTATTACCACCTATGGTGCTAGTATTGCCTATGTAAGTTCCGTCTTTATCAAAATATTGACTAAAATCTATACCACTAAGATCTCCATAATTAAAGTATCCACCAGGATATCTTCTTTCAACTTGTCCGCCATTGGCATATGAATTTTCTATTCTTCCGCCATCATAAGCAAAGTTATCAAATTTATTATATTGATTATTACCGCCTACGCTAAATGGTGATTGTGTTCCACCTGGTGTGTTTCTAGATGTGTATACTGATCCACCCATACCTGGTGCACTTGGTGTATAGTTATCTAGTATTTCATTTTTTTTGTCTATTCTTGCTTGTGATGCCATTGCATTACTTTTTTCAAAATCATCTATATCTTGCTTTACAGCAAGACCACCTGCACCTGAAGCAAAAGGAACTATATTTTTCATATCTGTTGCGGCAGTAGCAAAATTTCCAAGATCAAAATTTTGAAATGGTGATTGACGTGCCACATCTGCTGCAGATGTAATATTATTATTAAAGAATTGTGTAGGATTTTGCCCTGCAACATTTTGAGCTAAAAATTCAGGACTATACTTGCCAAGTTCAGTAATAGTTTTAGCACCCTCTGTACCGCCTGAAAGTATACTTGTTAAATCTCCAGTAGAGGCATCAAGACCTAATCTAGTGGCTTCTTCTCCTGCTCCTGTTAAAGCTGCGGCATCACCAAACATATTAGCACCTGCAAATGTCATAAGTCCAGTCATCATACCTTCTTCTATACTACCTGATTCTAAAGTTGATGCTGTACCTGCACCTAAACCAGCAAGACCTGCTGTTCCTAAAGTAGCTCCAAGGGCAGTGCCTCCAAATAACATGGGAGCTAAAGCTCCTCCAATTATAGGTGCTAAAGCAGGTAAAAATGCTTCAGGATACCCTGTATCAGGGTTTACTGTTAATGGTGCTACATTAGAAAGAGCTTGAACTTCAGAAGGATTAACATGCATAAGTGTTGTATCACCATAACGACCTCTACTTGCTACTTGATCTGCTATTCCTTTGTAAGGTAATTTGTTATTCATTATGTTGTCTCTACTCCAAATAAATTAAAACTTAATGTTCCATTTGTTGCATATACCTCAATAACATCAGATTCACTTAATGTGATGCCGATGACTGCGGCTAATGTATCTTGTGCACTTACACTTTTGTTATAATATATAAATTGTTTGCTGTCGTCACCAGCATTCTTTACTTTTATTCTAACTCTGAATGTATCTGCTGTACTTCCATGTTGATTACAAACTACTAAAGAACTTATTGTTGTTTGTGCAGGATACTTTGTATCAACTCCTGTACCTTCTCTTCTAGGAACTGTATACAGCATTGTAGCTGTTGCTGAAGAAGGTTTTAATTGTGCCAATACTTTAAATGTATCTGCCATTTAAGCTGTCCATTTTGGTGCACCAAGCAGTAGAAGTTGCATTCTTCTCACACTTTTGGCACTTGTTGTTGTGTTTACTTTTTCTACTTCATCTACTTTTGTACTTATTTCATTTATAAAATTAGTAATTTGTTCACGAAATAAATTTTCATCTATAGAATTATATTCTTTTTGTGCAGGTCTTAAAGGTTGTCTAGCCATTATCTTCTCCCATCAGGATAAACATTCATTCTTATACCAAATAATCTAAAACTAGAGTCTTGATCTACATGCTTATATTTTAAAATAGTGGCTCTGCCTCTAGCCCTTAAATCAGTTTTTGTAGTAGATGAGGTAACAGTATTACTAGATGATAAAGCAGGTGATTCGGATGGATAATTTCTAATATATACTTCGTTATTTAAAGTTGAGATATTACCTGTTAATTCTACGTCATTTATTACAGATGATACTGCAACAAAGTCTTGTCCATCTCCTATAGATATGTCACCACTTTCTAAATGAGATGTAAAAGCATTTCCTGTAGCATCCGCAGATAAACTATTAGACCTATCGCCATCATCTTGCCTTACTAAGAAACTATTGATACTGTTAGATTGTTGCCCTAATAACATATAATCTTCTTCGTATGCTGTAGCACCTGCTGAACGCCACATATTATTAAGAGTCCATGTATTTTCTACATAGTTGTAAATTACACACCTTGTTGGATCACTAGAATTTGCTGAAGAAACAAGGTCTGAATTTGCTGTTCCACTGCCTGCATATAAAGTATTCATTTCATTACTAGGATAAAACCACCATACTTCATTGTATCTAGGATTAGCTACAGCGAAGACTTTTTGTTGTTCACTAATATCTAAGTCATCAAAGATATAATCTTCTACAGGGCAAGATATGGGCTCTATAGCACCTGAATATTTATAAAATCCTCTTTCTCCCATAAAGTATGTGTTAGCACCTGCATTAGCACAAGCCTTTGGAGATATCATAGTTATTCCATCTTGAACTTCGTCAAATGAAAAAACTAAATCGCCACCAATAAATTTCATAGAATAAAGAGATGTATCAGTCCATATCAGTATTTCTTGTCTTGCTGATAAAGCACCTATTATTTCTGAACCACTACTTAAATCAACACCACCTGCTGAGTTAGTAGCACGAGGTGTCCAATCCATAGCATTCTGTGTTGCTGACCATCTAATATGCATAGGGTTAATTGTATCTTGTAAATAAGGATTACATCCAAAAGATATACAATGACCATCTTGATCACTAGTCATAACTTGCGAAGAAAAAAAAGGAGCATTAGATTCATATTGTTTTATTGCATCGCCTGAATTATGTGCCTTTGCAATAGTGTTATTTTTACCTCTTACACATCCTGTAAGTTGAGTCGCTGTAGAATTAGCATAATAAATAACTTCATCGCCAACGATAACATATCCATTATCTTGATAAAAACCTGCTGTTGATACAACAGTAATTGTCGTAGCTGTACGAGTTAAAGCACCATTCAATGTAGTAGAGGCAATATCTAAAGAAGAAATAGGAGGTGTTGTCTGTGATTGCGTTGAAATTAATCTTGCTCTTTGACTTGTTCCTGCTGATTTATCCCAATAGTAAATAGGACCTCCTCTAGGATTCATAAGAAGATCGTCACCAAAATTATCTTCTGACCATAATCTTAGTTGATTTTTATAATCAAGAGAACCAACACTACCCCATGCAACATTTTCTATTGTACCTCCCCAATCACTTGCACCCCATCCTGTACCCTGAACAAAACTGTTAGAACCAACAGCTAAATAAGCACTTACGGATACACTAGCTCCTCCACCACTTGTACTAGCATTAGCTGTAGAACTTGATAATGTAAATGTTGTTGTAGTAGGAACTGACAAAACCTCTCTAGTATCGTATGTGTCAGAAGCAACAGCATTATATGTTGTTAAATCTATACTTCCTATAGTTCCTGTCAAACCTGATATTCTTACTAAATCACCTGATTTTAATCCATGTGGATCAGTGCAAGTAAATGTTATAAATTGATTTCCTGATACACAAGCCACAGGATTGTTTCCTAAAACAAGTGCTGTTACAGGAGTTATATCTGAAGGTAAAGTTCCTTCTATTATATTATAGTTTGATCTAGTTCCTACACCTGTATACCTTGTATTGTTACTAGCTCTATAAAGAAATATAGACCTGATATTATTAGTTGAAGCAGGATCTGTTGAAGGAGATGAAGATGTTGTTGGAAGACTTACCCAAGAAGTCCACCCTCCTAGTTTTTGCGGAACTCCATTAAAGAATCTAATAAGGTTAGCATCATACCATTGACCTTTAGCAGTGTACTGACTACCTACTTTATTTAATCCTGCTGGCGGTGTTAAGTCTTGATAAGGCATTATTTACCTATCCTTTTCATTGCACGATTCCCAAACCAAAATGCAATCACGCAAGAAAAGAGCCCTTGCGTTTCAACATCCCATGCATTAACAACTCCTCTTAAAGGATTATCACCATTCTGTACGGATATAACAACTTCTGTAATTTTAACAAAAGCAAACAAACCAAATAACAAGTAAGTGATTACAGGTCTTACAGAAGCCTGTAGTGAAGAAATAAAATTAGATTTATTGCTTTTACTTAATTGTTGATCGTGTTGATAAATAGATTTTGATTCTTCTATATCTGCTTGGGCATCTAACTCTTTAATTTTATACTTGGACATTTGCTCTGCATACTTAGCTTTAGCTTCGAGCATTAATAAGTCTTGTTTAAATTTAGCTTTCTTCTCGAAGAACCCTAATACTGAAGGCATAAAAGAAGTGCCGAATCCAAGTAAAGAGCCCAGCAATGATATCATAATTAGTCCTCAATTTTAAAAGTAAGATAAATGGTGTACCCTACTAAGCCTAAGGATATCAAAAGAAAGATAACGCTATCTATTGAGAATGCTATTAATAAAGAGATATAAGAAACTATTCCTATAAATATTGGTGATTTCAAACCTTCTACTAATGTATTAAAGTTTGATTTTATTGATCCTATTATTTTATTTAAAATATCCATTTTCTTCTCCTATATTACTAAACTTGTTACAACAACTATTGTTCCACTAATAACTGAAAACAAAGTTGCTATGATAAAATACTCTAATCTTTTTACTCTGTGCAATGTTTCTTCTGATGTTTTTTCACAAGCTGTTACATGATCTATTAACTGTTGTTCCATTACCGCCAACTTTTTATCCACTTCTGCAACAGTTGTTTTTGCCATTTAAAAATCCTATTAATATGTGTTTGCCATTACACAGTAATGACCTGATGAAACATTAGATGGTGTTGTAAATTTTAAACCACCAAATTGTGACCATGGAGAACTGTTAGCTGCACCCATAGTAAAATTAACTATTTTTGAATTATCTATATTTTGTCCTGATCTAGAGATTAATTTTCCTTCTCCATAATAAGGATTTCCTGCTCCTGATTGATAAGATGTATCTCTCCAAAGATTAATATCCCACCATATATCTATTTGATTATTGCTTCCTGGTGCACACAAAGGTAAAGTCCATGAAGTAGCTAGTGCATTCGCAGTAATAGAAGCATCGTTTGTAAAACTACTAAATGTATTAGAAACATCTATTTGATAACCTGAAGAATAAAAACTTCCTACTCCTGTAGCACCACCAGTTGTTATAGGTTGTATATTAATATTTCCTGATGCATTAGCTGTTATTTGCATAGAACCTTTAAAATTATAAGTTGAGTATGTTGTTGTTGCATAAAAATTATTAATTGTAGTTCCTGTTGTAACAGCTCCGCCTGCTACTTTTCTATAAATAGAATTATCTAAGCCAACAACTACGTTTCCTGAAGTAGGACTAGCGGTAATTTGATTTGATGCTCCTGTAACTTGAACAACACCTGGCGAAGCTGATTCAGATTGTTTCATTACACCTGAACCTGTTGAATATAAAAGAGCGTCTTTACCTGAAGCTATAGTAATTCCTACATCACCATTAGACATTTTTATTATAAGGCTTTTAGCTGTTGAATTTTTTATTAACCACATTTTTTTAATTGTAGATGGTTGTAAGACTATATTTCTGATAGCTGTAAGAACACCTCCTGTATCAGTAAATTCTAAAATTTGTTCACGACCACTTGGCGAACCTGAAGAACCTGTAGTAGCATTTCCTACTGTTATTGTTATATTTGCATCAGATGTAAAATTTTTAAAATTATATTGAAATGTTTCATCAACAATATCTAAATTAGTATTAGTGCTTGTACCCCATGTGCCTGCCTCATCACCTTGAGTTATTAATTTTAGCCCTATATTACTGAATGTAGCCATTTATTTCTCCAATTAAATATTCCTCAAAGAATATTTATGCTGCTATTTCAACCCAATTTGGGTTTTGATTTGTATCAATTTCACTCCAAACTAACACATTTGTTGTAGTTAATGAAGCAGAAACTCCTGTGACTGTTGCAACTGCACTTAAAGATATGCTTACAGTTCCTATAGCACCTGTTGCTTGAACTCCTGTAGTTAAAGCATTAATAGAAATAGATGGTATTGCATTTCCAACTGCACCTGTAGATTTAATCTCAACATTTGCTTCTATGCTAACAGCGAATCCCATTCCACTATGAATATTACATTTTACATACAAGGTTGATGGAGTGTTATCACTTATAACAATTTGAGTATAAGCTCCTGTCTGACCTGGCGTTCCTACTACTGTAACTCCGTCAGTATAATTTGAACCATCTTGTGTCGTACTAAATCTTAATGGATGACCTGCATTACTTGAGTCTGCTTGATCAAATATGTAGGTAAATCCTGAATGCAATGCAGTAGGCATTATTTGTTGGAAATCATTTACAAAGTATTTATTACCGCTACCAGTGCTTTGTACTGTAATTGTAAAGGTTTCATTGCCACGAGCTTTAGCATAAACAAAACCTGCCACGCCAATAACTTGACCTAAAACTCCTGTCGCTTGAACGCCTGTAGGTATAACTAATTCAGAAGATGTAACACCTGCATTGCCAATAGCACCTGTAGCTTGAACACCTGTAACTGCTTCCTCAACATTATTAATTACGCTAGATTGTGCGTATGATGCTTCAGAATATGTTGTGAAACCAAGTGCCATTTAATCTATATTTCTCCTAATACAGATAATTTACACTACTCTACAGTATATTGTCCATTCTCTGATTCAATTAATTTTTTAATTTGTGTTCCCAATTCTTTAGAATCAACAGATTGTAATGCATCTATAAAATTACCTTCTTTACCTATTATAGTAAAGTCTACTTGATATTTATGTTCTATTTTTTGAGAGTGAACATCGTTCATTCTTTCATCTACATTTTCAGTCATATTAGTCTTCTAAGGGATTTTTAGGAAATACTATATTTGTAGGATCACTATCTGTAGATGGTAAATCTCTTAACTGTTTTCTGTAGTTTGTGATATCAGCTTTTAATTCATCACTTAAAGCACTATCAGGAAGGACTGCCCAATCTGTTTCAGATAATTTTTGATTTCTTTCCATTCTAATCATTTGAAATGCTTCTTTATCCCAATTAGCAAGCATATCTCTAACGCTTTGTTTTTGTTCTTCCCATTCAACATCACTAATTTCTATATCTATTCTTTGACCATAAGTTTCTGAAGATTCATCAGAATCCCTAACATTTCTTAAAGGTCTTACAGTCCATATGTTATAGTCTTCTTCTGTAGGTCTTACTAGTTCTGACATTTTTTTTAACTCCTAATTTTTAAAACTTATACTATTTAATTGTAAGAATCAACAATAAATTGAGGTGTTTCAGGTAACTCAACAAATGCTATTTCTTCTTGTGTTTGATTTTTTATATTATCAAATATATCTCTTAACTCTTCTCTATAAGCAATAGCTTCTTCTTTCTGTTCTTCTGTAATTCTAACATCAGAAACAGCAGTCCAATCTGATCTTTTTAAAAGATCAACTACCAATACAGAAAAATTATCTCTAAAACTTTTTAGTGATTCTTCTTTTCTTTTATCTTCAGCTTCTTGAGTAATGTTTACTTCAATTTCACCTTGATCGTTAGTCCAAATTTTTTCAATAGGCATTTTAAGATGTTCCTAATTGTGGTTGAGAATACTTAAATATTTTACAAGCTGCATAATTACCAAATCCATTTCCATTACTAAAAGATAATTTAAAACCATCTATTCCTACAGAACTTGAATAATAGCTTGTCCAATTATTTCCTGTTTTACTTGCTTGTAAAACACCAGAACCAATATATTTACCAGCTACTCTATAGTTATATCCATGACTTGGATGATAATAACCTGATGCTTTAGTATAATCCCAAGTTAACATTGCAGGTGCATCAGTTCCTCCTCCATCAGGAATAAACACATCAATCCATCCCCAAGCACCTAGACCAGGCAAAGGAGTTCCAAAAGCTGAATAATTACTAGTGTTATCTGCTTTACTTGTCCAACTAGTAAAATAACCACCTAACTCAAATTGAGAAGAATTTCTTTGTCCACTATCAGTAGTGCCATAAGCATCTAATTGATAAAATCTATAATTACAAGCAGAACCTATTTGGTCTTGATTTACAACACTACCGCCTTTTGTAAAATGAAAATATAAAGATGTACTTCCTGTATTATAAATAGGAGCTAAACCATTTATATAAATTCTATAATTATTTCCTCTCGTAAATACATTATTAAATTGTATATTAGAACCTACTCCTGTTCCTTGAAATTTAGTTCCATTAGCAACTTCTTCAAATCCATTTGCAGAACTTACGCCACCCCATGATAAAGTTCCACTTCCGTTTGTTTTTAAAAAATCATCAGCAGTACCATCGGCAGGCGGCCAGGTATATGTTGTATTTCTTGATTTAATTTTAACGTCTTTTGTAGCGGCAGAAGATAAAGTTAAATCGTTATCATCAGATTTTATTTCATTAGTCATTAATTAACCACATCATTTTTAAACCAAGCCCACAAAGTAACAACTCCATCTTGAAAGTTATAAGAACTATTACCATTTTGTATTTTAAATCCCATGGTATGTTGATCTGTTGAGTTATGAAAAGGGTATGAAAAATTTGATCCGTTGTTTGTGTAATTACTATTGTTATGTGAAATATTAGTATATCTAGCACATTCAGAACCAGTTCTACTAGCACTTACTCCTGCATTAAAATCATGCGACCAAGAAGGTGTAGAATATGCATTCCAAAAATCTACTGTTCCTGTAACACCTATATTAGAGGCTTGTCCTTGAGCTAAGGTTTGTTTTACACTAGCGCTATCTCCTGAGTTTATAGCTTGACTACCAGAGCTTCCAACTCCTACATTAATACCTGAAGAACTAGGAGTTAAAACTCCATCATTAGCAAGGAAACCACCATTACTTTGATAACTACCAAAATTATTACGCATTCCACCTGAATAATATCTTGGATTATTTGTTGTATTTCTTGAAGTAGCAGTTCCTGCTTGATTAAAAAAATCATAGTAGCATTCATAAGTTTGAGTAGCTGAATTATCAGATAAACCATAAAAATTTAATCTTAAAGCTAAAACATTACTAGATGTACTAGTATATGAAGTGGGAACTGTTAAGGTAAAATTAGAAGCAGGTGTATCTGTTAAAGGACAATATTTATCACAAAATCTCCATCCTGTTTCTGTTGAATTAGCAGGGTTTGTTAGAGGACCACCTGCTTCTGAAGCAAATGTGGTTGTACCAGTGCTACTATCTGTTTGAAGTAACTGATTGGCAGTTCCATCTGCATTTGGCATTGTGTATGTTACTGAGCTTCCGTCAGCACTTTTAAAAGCATTGTCAAGAGTTCTAAAACCTAAATTAGTTGAACCATCTGTTTTTAAAAATTGTCCTGCTGTTCCATCTGTCGATGGTAATTGAAAACTTGTTGTACTGTTTTGAGATTGTACTTTTTTTACTACTATTTTTCCCATTAGCTAACTACTCCATTTTTAAATACTGCGTATAATTCAATCATACCATCTACATAGGTTCTACCTGCACTGTTAGAAAAATTAAATCCCATAGGATTATTTCCATCTGTCCAATTTCTATCGTAATATCTTGTTGATTGTTTAAGATTCATAGAAGGATAATCAGTTCCTGAACCAGGTATTCTATTTTGATACCTTAAATCACTAGTAACTAAACCATGACGTTTGCCATTATATATATCTATTTGTCCAATCATTCCTTCAGATCCTGAATTATTATATACATCTGATGAATTATTAGCTGTAGCACTTTCAAAAGCAGGTGTATCTAAAAGGTTATAAGCATTTGGATAATACGCTGTTTGATTCCCTGTTAGTTCCATACCAGGACTTGGATTAGTACTCCAATTACCTTGAGATTGACTATTATATCTAGACCACCAACCACAAGTATAATGACTACTACCATTTTGATAATTCATTACAGTGCCGGCTTGATTAGTAGGTTTAATTCTAAGTGCAGTGTAAGCATCACCACCAGCACTACCTCTTTGAAATCTGAGACCACGAATAATTAATCTGTAAGCCATTACATTTTCCATATTAGTAGTATACTGAGTTGGAACTGTTAAGGTAACTTGGTTAGGTGATCCATCAGTATACCTTTCGTATCTGTCACAAAGTCTCCATCCTTGTTGAGCACCATCTTTAGTTGTAAAAGGTGTAGGTGGAGAAAGATAACTAATATTGCTAGATGCACCATCTGTTGTAAAAATTTTACCTGCTGTATAAGTGTTAGGAAATTTTATTAAAGTACCATTACCATGCATAGGTTGGACACCACTCGCCCATCCTAAAGTTCCACTTCCGTCTGTAACTGTTGCTATTTGATTTGCACTTCCGTCTGCTGTCCACCATGTTAGTGCAGGTGCAGAACCACCTGTACTATGTTGTAATTGATTTACTACTACTTTTGACATTAAACAACTCCATCTTTAAATATAGCGTATAGTTGAATTACACCTTGTCTCCAATTACCACCATTAGTATAAATTCTTACTCCCATCATACCGCCATCCATATTTTCCATATCTCCGTTAGTAGTTGAACTTGTATAGGCATTAGATGATTTTTGTGGAGCAGGAAATTTATGATATTCCATATTGGATGTACTAGAACCATAAGCTCCTCCTGACCATCCATTCATAGATAAATTTCTTAGCATTGGATATATATCAAATTCACCATTTTGTCCGACAGCATACTGTCCACTACTACCAGTTTCTAATCTGTTATCTTGCTGATTATCACCATAAGTATTGTAAGAAGTTGGAACAGAACAAAAGCCATTAGTATTACTAGTAGGTTCTTGATTTAAAAGACCATTAACTCCGTAATTAGGATGAGCACCATAAGAGTAATAATTCCACCTGTAATTTCCACCAAATCCACTAGAATTAAGAGCGGTGCTACCATCTTGCTTAAGAGGTATAAAATATATCTTACCACTTGAACTTGCTCTTATGCCATGAAATGTAAGTCTAAAAGACACAATATCAGTATAATTTGTTGTGTAAGTGCTAGGAACAATTAAATCTACAGTATTTGAATTGTTTGCAGCCATTGCATCTCCTGTACTGCCCACTAAAACCATTCCATCTTGACTACCAACTGACATTGGGTTTGATGCTGTAGAATTAGCGTAAGATAATTGACCACTACCATTTGTCTTTATAACTTGATTAGCACTGCCAGGTGCTGTAGGCATTGTATATGTTACTGTTTGACCACTATTTTTTACAGTGCTAATACCATTAACAAAACTAAGATTACCACTTCCATCTGTTTTCATTACTTGATTAGCTGTGCCTCCACTTTGTGGTAAAGTGAATGCAGTTCCACCACTGTATTGAATTTGATTTACCACTAATTTAGACATTAAATTCTCCTAAGTACTTAAAGTTATTGTTTCACCCAAACTTAATGTTGCATGTTGAGTTGCGTCTATTACTTCTAAACTTGTTGGAACTTGAACAGTTCCTGTAATGTTTAGTTCTCCTAAAGAAACTGATGCACCACTAAGTGTTGCTGATGTTTGAAAAGGACATATTTCATTTGAATAAGCTGTATCTGTGATATAATAAACAGCTCCATCAAAAACTGTTACTTCTCCACTACCGCCTATTTCTGTTCCATTTTTTCCTAAAAATACTGCACCTAAAATAAACCCACCTGTTGTTTCAGGTATAATTTTTTGATTTCCTTGGATGTTTCCTGAAGCTGAAGCAATATCAACAGCAGATAAAACACCTGCTCTTTCAGCAGGCAATGTTACAAAAGCATCTTTTTCACCTGAACCAAAATTTACTAAATTATCTGAATTAGAAGATGAAAAAACAAAATCTCTACTTAAAGTAGTTCCACTTGCTGTATAAGTTCCTATTCCTATTTCATATGTATTATTATTTGAATCTACAATAGCGTATTGAGTTCTTCCACCATCTCCTACAACAGCAAAACTTTGAAATCCATCTTTAGCACCTGCAAGATTAATAGTACCTGTACCTGTTGTAGTAGTGGTTTCTTTTACTCTATCTGCTATTTCAAGACTAAAGTGAGGCATCTATGCAAGCCTTATTATAGCATTCGTTGCATCAGCAGTTGGGAATTGAACTGTAAAGTCACCACTTGTAGATGTTTTATCAGCACCAAAATCTAAAATAGCAACAGAAGCATTTGAATTAGATGTATTATAAATCATAGCTCCTCTTGCAGTAATAGAGCTTGCTGACCAAGTAACATCACTAAAGTCACAAAAAGCTGTAGTTCCTGAAGTTGTTGGAGTTGCATTTGTTAGAGGTTTTCCACCTGATGCATAATTAGTTCCAGTAGCTTCATTAGACGTTGTAAAGACAGTGCTACTTGCGTCTAGATTTGCTGAACTTGTGTATAAAGCGATGTTGAAAGTGTTACCGCCTGCACCAGAAGTTTTAAAATTATGACCTGCTTCTAATAATTGTCTTTTAAAGCTAGTTGTCATTGCTTGCGTTATCGCCATTATAATCTCCTAATTATATCTGAGCCACATTTGTGACCTTCTTTTTCTAATGTGTATATTAATGTACTTCTATCTGATTGAACAGCTTTTTTCATATAATCTAATACAACAGTATAAATATTATTTTTAAACTCTTTTGCTTGTTGTTGCAAGACAGGATCAATATTATCTGAATATTGTATAATTCTATTGGTTGCTTGTTCTGCCCAATACTCTGCTGAGTGTCCTGAATTTTCAGTTGTTGAAACAATTACACTACCTAGAGATAATCCTATATTTTCTGATATTGACATTAATTAGTCTCCTCTAACTTTGATTTTATTATTTTTAATTCTTCTTCTAGCATAGCTATTTTTATGTCTTGAATAGCATCATCAGGTAAAGCTCCCATCTGCCCACGCGGCCAGAGTATCCTAAATTCTGAATTAAGTTCTATGTCTTTTGATATTAAAATAACATCGTTTTCTAAATTGTTAATTCTTGATTCAATACCAAAGTATAACCATACACTTACAGCTACAACACCAATCATACTAATTAAATTTCTTATTGGAATTTGTACTTTACTAGATTCTGAAACTGAAAAATCATTCATTGAACTACTTGTCTTGGTTGACCAAATCTATAACTGTCTTGCATATCCTTGCCTGCCGATTCGTTTCTTAATCTAGCAAGAGCTTCTTGATATTGTTTTTCGTACTCTACTTGCATTTCAGGTTGACCTTTTAAAAATAAATTTGCCTGAACTAAAGAACCATAGAGCAAACACTCAGGTGCATTTGTTCCTAACCATGTTTGTCCACTTGAAACTGCTGTAATAGATGGTGGATTATAAAAATAATGCAACTCGGTGGTATAACCATTTGTAGGTGTAGGAGCTAACATAAATGTATCATCATCAAATAATGCGTAATATTTAGGCTCTCCTTCGGTAGTAGCATTAGGATATGCCTCTCTTAAAAAAGCTACTTCTTTTAATAATAAAAAAGATTGCTTACTATTGCTAGTAACAGATAAAGAGAATGGTGATAAAAAATCAGAAGGAGTAGAAAGATACTGTGTACCTGCTGACATTTGACCTTCTACATTTTTTCTAAAATTAGGTAACTGACAAGTTCTAAGTATTCTGTCTTCTGCACTTGTTATAAAGTTATTTATATTATTATTAAATGTGGTTTCATCTGTATTAGAATAATCTTTAATTGCTTGTGTTAATGTTGTGTAAGTGTATGACATAATTTAACTCGTTACTATTGTTACAGAACCAACTGCTGTATTCATTAATAAATTTCCTGATCCTCCACCATCACCATTACCAACAGGATCAAAAGCAAAAAGTCTTCTACTTTGATCTAAATTTTGATCAGGTCTTGCATAGGGCAGTGCTTGTGCATCTTGGAAAGTATATCTTCCTTGAAAGTTTTGAGCCGCATCTTTATCCCAAACATCTTTTCCCACTAAAAAACCTGTTGGGTTTCCACCAACAAACTCTCTTCTCAAGTCTTTTAAATCGTACCTAAATCCTGTTCTGTCACAAAATCCAAAAGCATATTTTCCATTAGCGTACTTAACCATTTACTGACCATAACTATAACTGTAAGGAACAAATTGAACAGTTGCTTTAACTCTATCTTCTTCAGAAGCCAATCTAAATTGTTCTTCATAATATTCTTTTAAAAGTACAACTCTTTCTTTTGACTCAGGTCTTTTAATTGCAATGTGCAGTGCTAATCCTGCAACTAAAGCAGGAAGAAAACGAACAGGAACATCAGCATCTAAACTTGCTACATCTCCCATATCTTGAATTCTTCTTAAATAATAATAAACTAGTTTATAAGGTTGTGCTGAATCAGGAACTGGCCAGAGATTAACCTCAGGTCTTTCTCTTTGTCTGTTAATCCATACTTGTATAGGTCTTCCTGTAGTTAATTTATTTGGAATACCTGAGTAGGTAGAATTACTAATTCTTGTTAAAGGTATATCTGATTGACCTGTTGTACTGCCTTCGTCTGTTCTAATAAACTGTTCTATTAATGCTACAGCATCTGTTTCTATATTGTACTTAGCAGTTCCTGCAACAATAGTAATCTCACCTTTCTGTACTGTCCAAAGGTTAATTCCTCTATTTTGCCATTCCAAACAAAGTAAATTTAAAGATCGTCTAGCAGTTCTAAGATCGTAACCTGTACGCATCTCTAATCCTGCTCTCTCAAATGCTTCTTCGCAAATCTCCCCTATATCTAAATTGAATGTCGAAGTTCCTGAAGTTGTCATTTAATACCTATTTAATTTATGTTACTTATCCTTTTTATCAGAATATTTGTTTAAAAGAAACATAAGAAATTCTTTTCCATATTCTATATCAGAAAAACAATGTGTAAAGCTAGTACCTTCGGCAAAAGGATCTATTACTTGCATAATAGCTTGACCATTTCTTTGTTCATCTAATCCAAGATTTCTTGCATAATCATCAAAAAATTTATAACCACGAGCACGAGCTAACCAATGAATTTTTCCATCATATAACTCATGTTGTGCTAACGCCCAATTATGTTTATGTCCTGATATGTATAAGTCAGCATCACTTTGCCATTTAGCTTTCTTCATCTGAGCGTGAAGCGGATTCCATTGTGAATGTCCTGGCATATCATGAGCCGTATAAATTTTACATTGCCTTCCATTAGGAAACTCAAGACATATTCTTGCATCCCAAGGCTCATATATTGTATGTTCTGATTTCATATATGTAATAGGATCACCTGCTCCTGACCAGAGATCGTGATTACCCCCTACTAATAAAAGAAAGTCTCCTGCTTTTACAAGCCATTCCACGAGCTTCCAACTAGTTTCAGCAGACGTGTCCTGATTGGCGTAGAGCCTTCCGAGACGACCTACCCAATTATTTTGTAAATCACCCAAAGAACATCCCTTTATATTAGGATGAGAGTTTATTATATCTAGGTCTCTTCTAAGAGTTACCCAATCACATCCGTTATCATCAATATGAGGATCGCCTAACCAAACTAATCCTATAGGCTCATCCTTTTGAATTTTAATTTTGTGCCATTTGGTTTTTTCTTTTTTATTTTTAGCTCTAGTAAATCTTTTTGTAAGATGTTCTATGTATTCTTCTATATCATCTTCTGCATCAGGATTAATACTTTCAAATCTTGGAGAGAAGACATCTTCTGAATTAGGTATTTTATGTTTAAAATCTTTATTCCAAAATTCATCTTCAGTAATATCCCATCTTTCTCTAGCCATAGTGCAATGAGAACGAAAGGTAGTTAAAGCCATACCTAAATCAATAGCTGCTTGCTTTTGTGTTCCTGATATAATGAATTGATCTAAAGCATTAATTAATACTTGGTCTTTGACTGCGTGGTTTCCCATAAGTCCTCCCTAATAAATTATTAATTCCACTTATTTCCTGCCGAAGGTTTAGTAGATGGTTTTTTAACTGCACCACCATCTGCCATTCCTTGTCTTAGTAAAGAAGCATGTATACCTCTAAGA